TGAAACAGATGACGTAGTTTATTACAATGGTTCTGCCTACGTTGCGGTTCAAAATAGTACTGGCTCAAACCCTGCTACTGCACACGCTTTAGGCACAGCTTGGGATAAGATGACAGAAGGTATAAACTATGCGGGCGATTGGTCTACAGGTACTTATTACAAAGGAGATTTAGTTAGATATAATAACGCTTCATATTTATTAGTTACAGGTAATACTAGCGGTTTATACGCTGCGTCAGCACCCCCTACTGTACCTTCGATTTGGAAACTTCTTGTTAATGCTCCTAGTGCTGCTGTATTAAATGCGTCAGGAGGAATGATATTTAGAGATAATGATGATACAACAAATGTTCAGTTGCCTATTGGTCCAGTAGGTTCTCAGTTAAGTGTTATAGAAAAACCTTTAGAAGATATACCAAATGAAGGTAACTATGAATATAATCCAATACTTTTTAATGGAACTAGAGTTGCATGGTTAACAGGTGATGAAAGAGAAACTTATGAAACTGTTAATTATACAGTTACAGTAGCAGCAGTAAACAATCAAAATCAATTTCATCTTAGTGGCGGTAGTCTTTCTGGAACTGTTGAAAGACCTACACTAACTATCAAGATTGGTTCACAGTATGTTTTTGATGTTAGTGACGCTAGTAATACAGGCCACGTTTTTGCTTTTGCATATCAATCAGGTACAGGTTCAGCTAGTTCTACTTATACCTATGTTAATACTACTGGATATAATGAAGCTGACTTTGGAATTGTAAGAAGCGGTACAGCAGGTCAAGCGGGAGCAACGATTACATATACTCCAAAAGCACCTGCTTTATCTGTTAATAAATATGGTTGCTCTGTTCATAGTGCTATGGGTCAGGGTACTTTAAATACTTCATCAACAACACCAACGCTTTATCGAAAAAATGGATTATCAAGTGCTGTTAATGTTACAAAAGGAAAATCATATTCATTTACTTTCCCTGCTAACGGTTTAACTTATTCAATTAAAGACCCTGCTGCTAGTGGGTATAGCGGAGCAGGTAACGGTGGAAGAATAACAGACGGTAGTGCTGTACCTCAGTTTGTGACTAACGGAGGAACGATAACTTATACACCTCCTGTTGGTTCTACGTTGGCTACAGTTATTATTCGTGATGAAGCAAACCAAGCAGATAGTATAACTTTATCGTTAAAAGATTTAAAGTTAGTTCCTTCTTGGGAGGGTACTACTGTTTATAAAAAAGATATAGTTCAACAGCCTTATGAAGTAGCAAAAGATTTAGTCAAAGGATTCTGTCTATTTCCAAACGCAACAATAAATAACTATACAGAAAGTTTATGGGCTTTACCTGCATACCTTAAAAAAAGTGGTAGAGGATTTTTATATGGTTGTACTATGGCAGGTTATAGAAGAGCAGGTGCTTTAGGTAAGAGAAAGTATTTTGAATTTGGTAATCACTATCATACAAGTGGTTATGACTACACTTATGGTAGTGGCTATGGAGTCTATGGTCATAGTGCTTATAGTGGACAACATGATTTCCCTGCTGATGGGTGTAATAGAACACCTAAATTCTGGGAAGAAGCACTAGCTGGACACCCTGACTATGCACACTTATTAACTGATTTAAACGGTAATACTCTTGATTTGTTTGACCAAAATGGAAAGTTAAAACACTTATGGCCTAGATTAATGCAAATGCACAAATCAGGTAAGCATGGTTTCCAGTTGTTTGAAAATGGCATGGTCATGGCGGGTGGTTATGCAGGTTATGGAATATGGGGTAACGGTACTACGTGGGATTTAAACGCAGCAGCTATGGGTGTTGTATTTTATGATGACTCAGGAGCAAGATTAACAGGAGCAAATCACCCTAAAATTAAGATGATGGAGTTTTCTAATGCTCATACTTTCTCAGGAGATAACGATAGTTACTACTCCACTAGATGTATAGATACAAACGGAAAGCTATATACATGGGGTTATAACGGATATGGACAGTTAGGAGATAACAGTACTAACACTAACTATTACGCAAAACAAATGCCTATGAGTAGAGTTGGTAATGAAAAGATTATATACATATGCTCAAGTGGTTATTATTATACTTCCGTTTATGCAATAACAGAGTCAGGTAAACTATGGTCTTGGGGTAGAAATGGTAATGGTCAGCTTGGCTTAGGTAACACTACTAGCCATTACACAACACCACAAGAAATGACAGCAGTAACAGGTTCACCTATTAATGGTAAAAAGGTAGTTCATGTTATTGCAAACCAAGATGGTGATGATGAAGGTAAAGTTTGGATATTAACTGATGAAGGTAAAGTATATTTCTGTGGTTATCATGGTCACGCATATGGAGCAAGTGGTGGAGTTTATGGTAGTAGTGCAGGTAACTTGACTTTGCCAGAGCTACTAACTAACTCAAGTACTATGTGGAATAGTGATAATCAAAAGGTAGTATATATGGCTTGTAATAATTGCAGATATTCAACTTTATACTTTATTACTGACGGAGGAACTACTGGCTATAACCAAAAAGTATATGCTACTGGTTACAACTCTTATGGACAACAGGGAACTGGTAAAACTACAAATGCCAACAACAACAGTACAGATTGGTTTGGTGCAGAGATACAGTTTAGAGATTTTGGTGACCCAAGTTTAAATACAAGTGGTTCTAATGATTCCAGACCAAATGAAGTAATTGGAACTCTACATTCATTTCGTGATGATACAACACACGCAAACTATAAAAAATTAGCAATAGGAACTATTGTGAAGATTCACCCTAGAGGTGGAGATCAAGATGATGCAAACAGAGTTGTATTAGAAGATGATGAAGGAAGGCTATTTGTTGCAGGTTACTGGAACTATATAACTACACCATATTACGAAGCTGACGGTAACAACGCTTATTTTGCACAAAACAACTCATGGTCAAATTATTTTGTACCTTGGTGGGGTACACCCGAAATGATTGCTGAAGGTGGATTTTCACATCATCACTCAGGTAATAGTGAAACTTCTAGTTCTATTATTACTAAGTCAGGAGAGTGGTACACACATGGAGATAATACTTGGTATATGGGTGGTAATTATCAGAACTCTAGTTACAGTTGGACACGATCTAACTGGAACCAATTTACAGGAGATTAATCTAATGCCACAATTTAAAGCAACTGATTACACAGAGTTTTACCGTTTAGCTTATACAGGTAAAGAAGAAGCGTGGGGTACTGGTATAAGAGAAGTAACAGATGACCCTAAAAAATTAAAAAGATGGTTAAAAATAGGAACTGTTGTTGTAGCAGAAACAGGCTTTGACCCTAGTATATGCACTAATACTACTGTTACTTTAACTAAGATTACTGATTCTGATAAATTAGCGGAAGCAAAAAAAGAGATTAATTGGGAGTAATTGGATTATCCAAATATTGATATACCAGAAACTTTAACTCCTCCTAGTACAATTTTTTATCCGCCTGTGGCAGAGGAACCATATCTCGACCCAATCCTTTTACCGAGTTTGGAACAGGTAGAGTCTGGTCTGGGAGGTCAGGAATCTTCTGTTGAAGAAGAAACATCATCTTCAAAGGAGGAAGTGCCACAATTAACACCAGAGACAATACCGAACAACCTGCCAAAAACCACAGAAATTTTATCAACTGAAGAAGGAGTAGCTACATTTAATATACCATTTATAAACTACGAATTTCCAGTGCCTTCGCCAGAAGTAATTGCATCAAGTGTCATAGCATCTGGTGTTAGTGCTACTGCTGCGGTTACAGGTTCAATAGTTTTGCAAAGCGTTGTTAATCAGTTAAAGAAAGTAATGACAAAAATATTTAAAAAAGTACTTAAGAAAGAGATTGCAGATAAAAAGAAATAAGATATAGTACACATAGGAACCAGACCTGCTTGATCTCTCTTAGGTTTTTAGTTGACTCCTTAAGATGAACTCAAGAATCCGTCAATGCCTAGCAGTGGTCAACGGATTTATGAAATGCCAAATGTAAGCGGAAGCTTCAGCTCCATACCTCCTCTACAGAACGTCAGTTCCTACTTAAATTTTTCTGGATTAGCTTTAACATAACTTCGTATATTAATGACATCATTACAGATGTATGCGTATTTAGAAGCAGGGTTTATCATATAGCCACTTGCGTGAAGCTGACTACATTTCAAAACACGAACGAGCTGTTTATCATGCACTTGCTTGTCTAGTTCTTCTTTGGCTAGGTCTAGCTTTACTTTGGATAATTCGTTACAAGTTTGATTATCTCCCAGAGGTATCATAAAACTCATTTGAACTCCCCAACCTTCGTTAATGCTATATGTCTCTTCTCCTTGTGCATCATTACCTGTATAAAAAGGAGTTATTGCCATAGTAGGTTGACTACAAACTAAATTTCCAAACTGCTGTTTACCTGTCATTCCATTATTAATATTCATATTCTGATTGATAATACTGGAATTACCAATCGCATTTGGTTGAGCCTGTACGTTTGTATCGCCTTCAGCTCTTACTTTATTACTGGCTAAAGACAGACAAAGAAGTGATAACGCTAGTAGTGTTGATCGTGTCATTCTGTGTGATCTTTTCAATCATTAAACCTGATGATCTAGAGGTCACATTCAATGACCAATCCTTTGAAGTATCTGCAACTGTAAATACTGCATCACCGCCAGATATACCAGCAGATGCAGCCACACTTATATTAGAACCTTCCCAAGTATTTATAGTAGACCCATATTTTTCTGTGACTACGCTGCGAGTTATGGTTTGTGTCGTGTTTTCAGTTCTGTTACTTGAACCAGTAGTCCACGTTGGCACTCCGTTTGCGTAACAAGGTGCAACTAAAAACAAACCTAGTAATAATAGTTTTTTCATTTGATGCCAACTTTAGAGTTCTTATTATCTACTATAGTATCTTTTTTCTTTTTTATCGAGAACCCAAGTGACGCAGTGGAAGCACTGAAAATACTTGCAATAAATGTCGGATCAAAATCTACAATCTTTTTACCAGATGGCGGTTCGTAGTACGAGAGA